TTGGGATTGAAAAGCTCAGATGTTCTGCCTAGGACTGAGCTAACAGAGACGTATTCATGGTCGTCTCTGACATAAAAGCCAGATTTGGGGTGTGCCATGCTTCTGTTAAATGAGGCTGGTTTCGGTTAGCAGGAAATCGGCTGCCTGCCAATATCCATTATCGCGCAAGTGCAGGATAATTACAAGTAGTGCGCGCCTTGATTCTTGAGCCCACTCCTCTGGCGCGTGTTCTTTTATGTTAGGGCAGATGGCACAGCAAAGTTCAATGTCGAATTCTGTCACAAGTGATTAGCGAAGGTGACTACTGGGCTTGAAGCTCGTCAGCGATTACGAGGAGTTTCTTGCGACAAGCCTGGCGGGCATCGCGCTCAAACATCCAGCGCTGATCACCCCCGTAAAGCGGCTCCTCCGGCACCACTTGCTCCGCAGCAGCTCGCAGGGCGGCGGCGATGGCCTCACGTTGATGATGCGGCTCTGAACGAGCCTCACAGCAGAAGGCGTCGAACACTACCTGCGCGGCGGGTGAAAGTTCAGACATAGAAGTAGGAATGATCTAATGCCATTCGAGTTTGGTTAGGAAAAAAACAAAAAACAAAAACAAAAGCAAAACAACAATAATCTGCAGCATGTTAGGGGAAGCGACTACAGGGTCTTCTAGCTCGTTAAGAACTTGCAGCCACACAAAAACTGCAAAGCCAGCAAGAGTAATGACAAGAGCGCCGCAGGCCGCGCAAACTAAAAAGGCAAAGTAAAACGACATGGTTATCAGGATTTTTCGTTGTCTGGAAGTTGTTCAAGTGCGCGGCGGATAATCTCCGCTTGGTCCGAGCAAATCCCTCCTGGTGGAACGTCATCGGCCATTTTGACGGCATCATTTAGTGCTTGCAAAGCCTGCTGCTTCAAACTCAGTAACTTAGGGCGGCGGGCAGTCCAGATGTCATCAGCTAAACGAACACGGTCACTGGTTTCGTCAATGTAGAAGAGTCCTTCTCCATCAATAATTTCCATTCGACACGCTTCGAGTTCTTCATTTGCGCCCCATTGGGCGGCTTCACGGGCTAAGTCGTACTTGGTGGTGTGAACTTGCATCCACTGCTCAACCAGTTCAGGTGGTGGGGTGATTGGGTGTTCATTCATGGCCTGTTTGTAAGAAGGTGGTGAATGGCGATCCACAGAACTGGGTTGCAAAGGAACCCGACTGCAAACGCCTGAATAACGCGGGGATCAGCCATCGGGTAAAGCTTCCAGGGCGCGGCGAATTAGTATTTCTTGAGTTGATGGTCCGCCGTAACTATCCTCGATCTCGTTTAGGGCGGCAAGTGCCTGCTCCTTCAAGCTCGGCGGCTTGGGGCGTCGGGCGGCGCGGAGTCTGCTGATGGCTGATCCGTAACCATTGAGCATCAGCCACTCACCGCACGCCTCCAGCTCTTGATCTGCGCCCCATTGAGTGGCGCGGGTGGCGATGTCTTGTTCGTATTCCTGCCAGCGCGGATTATCTGGCTGGTCACATTCTTTGATCCACTGCTTCACTAGCTCTGGCGGTGGGGTGATGGGGTGTTGTTGTGTCATGGGTGATTAGTGGTAATGACTACTCGTTGTCGGGGAGCTGCTCAAGAGCGCGGCGGATGGTGTCAAGATCTACCAATCGAAGATCATAAGTTTTGCAAGCCGTTTTTAACTGCTGCAAAGCTTGCTCCTTCAAGCTCGGCGACTTGGGGCGGCGGGCGGAAAGCAGATCACTGGCAAGGTTGTCAAAGCCTTTGACGCGCAGCCACACCAGCAACGCCTCCAGCTCCTGGTCGGCGCCTGCTTGGAAGATGCTGTAGAACAACGGCTGGAGGCCTTCTCCATCCTCATACCGTTTGACCCACTGCTCAATCAGCTCCGGCGGTGGGGTGATGGGGTGTTCAGTCATTGAGCTGCTCCAGTGCGCGGCGGATGGGTTCGGCCATTGCTATTGCTCCCTCCGTGGGAATAAGAGAAATCAAGCGTTTAAGCTCTGCTTGAGCCTGCTCCTTCAAGCTCGGCGGCTTTGGGCGTCGGGCGGCGCGGAGGGCGTTGGATGCCATCTCTCCGAAGGGAATACCGAGCGGGCTGGGGATGCTTTTCATTTCTTCACAGCACGCCTCCAGCTCCTGGTCTGCGCCCCATTGGGCGGCGCTAACAACAAGAACTTCAACGTCTACTCCTTCAGGATGCTCGTTTAAGTACTCGTTAATCCATTGCAGCGCCAACTCCGGCGGTGGGGTGATGGGGTGTTGTTGTGTCATGGGTGATTAGTGATTATGAGAAGTGAACACGAAGACAACCGGGTAGGCGACGCATAACAAAATTATGATCATGCTTAACAAGTCCATCCGGAAGTTCAACCTCAACGGTAAAAACTGTATGCCCGCACTCAGGGCATTTACGTTTACGCAAGATTGACTCAGATGTATCACGGCAGGTGCGATCAACATTGATTCGCTCGTGATCACAATTAGCGCATCTCACCGAAAGCCGCCTCCGCGATTGTAGGAAAATTAAGAGAAAAAATTCTTTTGCACTCTAGTGCAATATTTCTGTGCTCAAGCTGCGTTCCAAGATCAGCGCGCACATCAATATAATGCAACCAAGAACGCAGGGTTCCGTGCATATATAGAGTTGTTGGCGTGCATAAAGGAAGTATGCGCCTGGCTGTTTCTTTTGCTAGTCCAGCTTGAAGCATGTCTTCATACAATTGATAGCTCTTGGTGATCACTTCTGCGCTATAACGTGCCCAAGCATTTTGTTGTTCACTGGTTAGCTCGTCAATGCTGTGCTGCCTGTTTTTTGTATCCTGAAGTCGCTGGGCGGGGCATTCAGCTGGAGATGTTTTTGCATACCTCTGGCTGAATTCTTGAAATGAAAAACTGCGATGACGCAAGATTTGCGCAGCAATGTCTCGCTCTGTATTTATTTCTACGCACATGGAAGCCATTTCAAATGGGCTCCAGTGTTTGTGCTTGATGAGATAGCGCAGTAGCTTTGGCCCTGTGTCCCAATTTTCCTGATTGCTCGGATTACTAACGCGAGCCATTTTGACGATGAGCTTTTCTGCATCTGGGGTGCAGTGAATTAGCTTGACTTTCAGTTGTTCCAATGTCGGATAACTCCTGCGCAAATAAAGATGTTCGTTGTCATGTAGGCGAGAAGAATGCAAAAACGCACCAATGCAACCTGATCAGCGATCCGATTGTGATGATGCGCTTTTTCCCCAAGGGCTTTAGCAATGATTCGCCACGCCCTTCGCCTAAAAAGCTCCATGAGTTTAGGACTTGAAGGCTTTAGCGCAGTCTTTTTCTGTGATGCCAAGTGCATCAAAAAACTCGCGCAGCCTGAAGCTATGGCTTTCGATACCGACAAACGAGTCGTACCACCCGCCAAAGTCAAGACGCTGGGCTGAGGGTGTCCAAGTGATGTCGATACCGCTGTGAGCCCAGTCATCGGTGAGATCAATTCTTTTAGGCATGAGAGTGAAGGTAACTACTGGGTTTCAAGTTCAGCGGCAATTTCATACAACGCATCAACGCAGTTGAAGCCTGACCAGTCGTGGTCGATGTGATCCGCAGCAGCTCGCAGGGCGGCGGCAGCAATAGATGCAGGGGTATCAGTGCTTTGCCAAGGGTCAAAGGCGGCATCTAGGACTGCACGAGCGGTGGGGGAGAGGGGTTCAGCCATCGAAATTCTCGGGTCGATAAGGAGCCGTGAGTTGGCCGTGTTCGTCAACAAAGCCCGCCTCCTGCAGGAACTGCCTTGCAGCAGTACGATCCCCGGCTAAGGCGCGATCAAGCAGGGTTGGAGCCGTGAGTTCAGTGGCAAACTCTTCAAGAGTGTCAACTGTGACCCCATGCCAATACTCGTCGCCATCGCTGTAGTTGTCCCAGGTGGCGGCTAAGTGCAGCAGCACGTTGGCGATGCCCTCACGAATGCTTTCGCCGTACTCAAACTCTTCGATTAGACGCTGGGCGCGGGAGGTGAGGTGGTCAGTCATCGGGCAGGGCCTCCAGTGCGCGGCGGATGGTGTCAACAGATTCGTTGGTGAGGATTGTTTCACCAGTCGTGTACCGCGTCAGCGCAGTTAGCGCTTGCTCCTTCAAGCTCGGCGGTTTTGGGCGGCGATGTTTACGCAGATCATCTGCGCTCCATGGCGGCAGGTTAGGCAACCACTTACAGCACTCGTTTAGCTCGGCATCAGCTCCTTGCTGGTAGCCCCATTCAGCAGCTTGAATGGCAAGATTTGCTTCGTAATACCATTCCTCCTGTTGATACACACCTGCTTTTTCCATCCATTGTCGAATAAGATCACTTTTTGGTGGGGTGAACACAAGTTCAGTTGTCATCAGTTTTCTCTAGGTTAGACGCGGTTTGTTCAGCCCATGCCAGTAGATCGCCAACACGCACCATTTGACTGCCTTCTTCTGGTCCTTCAGCAACACGCCAATGACAATCGGCGGTGTCCTTGATGGCGTTGTAGATAACAGCGCGAATGAGTTGAGCAGAGGTTGCGTGAAATTCTTGAAGCCTGGAATCAGGTACGAACTTGTAGTCAGTCATCTTCGTCAGGCAGGATTTCAAGAAGGGATGTGATGCAGTGGCCGGTGGTGTTCTCAGCGCCGAGGCAATAGCGCTCGGCTTCGCGCAGTGTCATGCGTAGGCGTTCAACTACGGGCCACGGGTCGCGCAGCTCGATGGAGAAGTCGTGGAATGGTGTGGGGTGAAATTCAGTCATCGTCATCGACTGCAATTGGCAAAGAAGGGCCAAGGGATTCCAGCCAGCACAACATGCACCAATTGCCCTCATAGCCCTCAATGTCGCTGCTGATGTGATACTTGTGTGTACCGTGCTTTGGACACACAATTTGCTTGTGAGCAATCTTTAGATTCAAGAAGTCAGTCATCACCGAAAGCCTCCTCGGCGGCTTTGGCAAGCGTATCAATAGAATTCCGACCGCTTACTTTATTGGCAACCGGCTCGGGAATAATTTGCGCGCCCTTGCTGTTTTTGCCAAGATTAAACATCTTGATATGGTCAGAGCCAACAGCTTTCAGTAGAGCGCTTGCCTTGTTTTCTGCGATATCAGAAAGTGCAGTTGCTTCTGTGATTGCAAGCACCGTCTTAATGCCATAAGGAGTGATGCCCAGTTCGTTCAGCTTTGCCTCCAGTTTGTCCTGCAGCGACGACTCAGGCTGTGTTGATGCTTGAGCGGGAGCGGGGGCGGCAGAGCGTTTCTGAGCAGGCGCAGAGCTACTGGAATCACTACCGAGGACCGCATCAAGAGCGTCGTGCTCAACGATTTCCATTGCCGTCACCCAGAGGTAGCGACGGAGATAGGTCTGCACTGCGCCTAGGTTCTGAATCTCGTGAGCGCCCTTCAGTGCAGCGGAAGACATAGGCGAGGAGATCAGAATCTTTTCATCCGGCTTCTCGCAGTCATAGATCGTAAGAACTGCTTGCTCGGTGCCATATGAAACAACACCACAAATGCCAAGCTTCAGAAAGATCTCCTGGACAGTTGGCAGGAAGTCCCCAAGCTCAAAGTAGTTGTATCCAGCAAATTTGTTTTTACCGCTTTTCGTCAGCTTTGTGCCCTGCAGAGCGATGCGTGCCTGCATGAGCTTTTGGTGAACCGACACGTTTTCTGAGTGGTCGAGTGGACAAGCTGTAAGGTAACATCGCTTAGCACGAGCTGTCAAGCCACTTAGTTGCAAAATGCCCACACGAGCTTCGACTTCCCTCAATCGCATTTTGCGCGTTTGCGTCAACCTGCTTTTCGAGAAAGGCGAAAGCGTGCAGGCGATTGCAAATCTTATGCAGGGCTTTGTTGACAGAAGAATGATTCAGGAGTGGTATGAGAAGTACTGCGAGATCAACGGAATTGCAACTGAGGAGAACTCCGACAATAAGAATATGACAAGAAAAATTCCTGTTGCGCCGATTGACTTTGAGAAGGTGACGCTAGATGAATTTGAAAAACGCAAAGAGAGTCACTGGAGCGACTTCTAATTTTTTTCGTTTCGCCCAAGTTTTTTCTGTTTTTTCTTGGCTGCAGTTTTTTCTTTTTCAATCTCCTTGGGCTTGATTCGCGGATTCTCTTTAATGTCAATGAACACTTCCGCGTATCCGGGCGGATCCAGCAAAGGATGAACGCTAAAGATTGATGTCCAGTTGGGTGCTGGTGAAATCTTTCGCCCTGGAACCTGCATTACTCAAAGTGCAACCTCTCAAAAGAGTAGATCGCTGAAAGATTCTCGTCCATGCACTGAGAGGATTCGACAATTTCTTTAATTTGCATGAGATAGTCAACCACGTATCTTTTATTTGCAGTCGCATATTTTGAAAGTGATGCGAGCAGAGAAATAGCTTTCTCTGTGAACTTTTTGTTAGCGTTAAATTCAGCAAGATTCATTTCATGAAAATAGTCCTCATTCTTGATCGCACTCAAAAACGCATTCAAGCTGTCTCGTTTTTTAATAAACTCTCTAGTTATTCTTACGCATTCTTTTCTGAATTGCCTTTTGTCCTCATACTTTAGAAACCTGTAATCAAAGTCGTCCACCAACGCGAAGCCGTATGAATTATTTGCGAATCCACAGCTTTGCGAGAAAAGAGCATAGTTTTCAGTTTGAATTTTTATCTTATCGCCAATTCTGAGAAATTGAGGTGGCGCAAAAGATGTGCCGTCATAGCAAAATATCACTTCATCATTCCACCTGCACTTGTCATCAGTGTTTCGCCCGCAAACAGGGCAGGACGTGCGACGAGAAGAATGTTTCATAGCTGGCTCATCGAATCAAGCATTGCATAGAACTGAGCAGCAAACGTTGCATTGCATGTACCAGTCGCACCCTGTCTATTTTTTACGACAGCGTATTCATAAAGTAGTGGATCCTCTTCTTTGTTGTAGTAATACGGCCAGTAATTCATAATTACAACGTCAGCGTCTTCTTCGATGCGCCCTGATTCGCGTAGATCGGAGAGCATTGGGCGCTTGTTGTCTCGCATTTCAACGCCCCTGTTGAGCTGGCAGACGGCCAAGATGTCAACGCCTGTCTGAAGGGCAACAGTCTTCAGGCGTCGCGTTGCTTTGCCGACAGCCAGTGCCCTGTTTTCGCTTGAAACTTTTTCAGAATCAAGATCAAGGAGCGTGAGATAATCAATTACGACTAAACCTAGGTCTTTGTTTTTGCGCTTCTCTGTTTTGATTTTTGAAACTACTTGGTCAGGTGTAACGTCATATGTTTTTGCAAATATCAGATTTCTTGCAATCTCATCTAATTGCATTTCACGCAGACGCTCCTCTTGATCTTTGTCGCGTGCTTGTCGAATGATGTGTGCATAGGACAGTGGATTGCGTGCGTTATTTTCTATGCAATTAAGATAGTCCATGCAACTTATCATTCTATCGCAAACCTCCTTTTCTGACATTTCGAGCGTATAGAACAGTACTTTGCACTTTTTCATCGCAACATCAAGTGCAAGATTCATTGCCCAGGTTGATTTGCCAGAGCCGGGTCTTCCTGCGACGACGATCAGCCTGCCCTTGTCTGCGCTGTCGGGATGACGGATGCCTCCACCCAGGCAGCTGTTCAGCCCGCTGAAACGGGTCTGCAGCACCCTGTTGACCAGCTTTGGGCCTAGCAGTATCTCCCGTGAGGCGAGAAGGGGGTGCAGGGCCTCCTGAGCGAGGTCGTTGCCATCGAGAAGCTCTGCGGCATGAAGAACATTCGAGAGGGCAATTTTTGATTCAGACTGACTGCAGCTCTTATCTATAAGATCAAGTGAAGTTGCAAGATAATCTTTGATCAGACGGCGTGAACGATGAAATTTCCAGATGGGCAGTACTTGAAAGCGCCAAGTGTCTAGATCGCTTTCAATTGGAAGACTTGCAATACTTTGTACGTATTCTTCTGCTGTTCTTATTTCGCAAGATGCTGCGTTTTTTAAGCGTGTAGAGAATGTGATGTCATTGATTGGTGCGTGAGAGAAATTAGTAAATTCATCATACAGGCAGGAGTATGCGTATCTATTAAATGGATCGCTAAACAGCTCTGCGGATTTTGGTAAGTCCATAAACTCGCATATCCATTCGTTGTCTCCGCCACCAAAAGAAAGATGATTATATGCGGCAGCAAGAAAATGTTTTTCTATGTCAGAAGAGTCTGCGGCATTTTCAAATTCTGCGATGTCAAGCAAAGTCATGTTTTCTGTGTGGTGAAGTGAGTTTGTAGATCCTACACCATGTCTTCCGCAAAAGCAACGGAGATCATGGGGAGCTGCGGACTTTGAAACTTAGAGTTACTTTGACCGTTCTGCCCATAGCGCTGCCAGTTTTCATGCGTGATGGATGACCATTTCTTTTCGCCCATCGTTGAACGCTTAATTGCGATGGACAATTGATTTTGCACAGCTTTCACACCGCCCGCTTTGTCAAGTTTGATTTGCATCAGTTCCTTGACAAGTCCTTCGAAAGCGCGTTTTGTTTTTGCGCCCGCCTTGTGCTCGTTGAAAAATTCGCAGATCATCGCTGCGACATTTTGCAATTCGCTGGGGACGTGCCTCGGATCAGCCGCGAAGCGTGAGCTACTCCGCGCTGCGCCAATGGCCGGCGCTTGAACCTGCCCCACTTGGTTTTCTAGAGATTGGTCTTCTGGATTTATTGGTCTTCTATTACTCACTGGTTTTCCGTCTGACGGTTTTTCCGTCTGACGGGTTTTCAGTGAGACGGTGGATCCGTCTGACGGGTTTTCAGGGAGACGGTCTTCCCTGGGCTCACTAGGACGATCTTTGAAAATAAGACCCCATCCAATTATCTTGCCTGTTCTCGCGCACTTGTTGATACGATCTTCTAAGTACCCATATTTGCGAAGTTCGTTTAATGCGTTATTTACTGCATCGCGCCCTTCTGTTCCATGTTCAATGATCCAGGCTTTTGTAAATTGAAAGTTGTTTGCATGGCTAAGACAGCCTGCAAGAATTCCTTTTGCACGCCAGCTGATACGATCATCTCGGATCGCATCATTGAGAATCATTGTGAAGCGAGCTGATTCTCCTTGTGCTTTTGCGTATTGAGAGACTTCTTCTGTCATTTGAAAATTGATTGGCGAATCAGTTTACCAGTTCCTTCAAAATAAGCAAGCCCCTTTTTGCCGCTTCTACTTGTTGTTTGTAAATGCGTGCAAATCCAACAGAGTCCCCCTTTGCGGCTAGCTGTAGCTTTAGGGTTGCGAGTGAAATAATAATTTCCTCTATCGCATGTGATCTTTTACGCTGCGCCGTCGTCATGATCGGGTGCATTTCCTGAAGCTGTATAGCGATAGAGATCGGATCCGAAGCGCCGCCAAACAATTTCTCCAATTGTGTCATTAATTTCTTTGTCAGTAGCTTGAAGAATTTTTTTGTACTTTGAGTGAAGGTCGAACTCTTGTTGATCAAGTGCATCAATCTGTCGCTCAAGGTTTTGATATTGCATTGATTCTTCCTTGCACTCTGTCATTTGAAGCAAAAGTTCATTGCGCTGCTTTTTGATTTTTTCTATTCGATCTTTATGTTTTGTGCGAGAGCTGTTCAGTATTTCTCTTGCACGCACAGCGCGCTCCAGTTCTTCGAGCATGGGATGGGGTGTCGTTTTTGTAGCTAAGGTGTACTAGTGTCACGTAGTACAAGTGGCACAAGGTCTTACTTTGCAACCAGCTCCTGACTGGGGTGGGCCTTTACGATTTTCTTTGATTTTTGTTTCGCATCGGTTTCCTGTTTTTCTGCGTGAAGAGCAAGATGCTTCTCCAAGGCGTTCATGTGAGGACACTTGCTTCCAACTGCGTGACGTGCAAAAAATTCACGAAGCTCTTGTAGGACGCCGAATTCATACTCCGCTTGCTCTGGCCCCCATTTACCATGAGTGCGATCAAGAACAAACAGCTCATACCATTCTTGATCATCGAGATACCTTCTTTTTGCTGCCCACATCAGGTCTTTATGACGTAATTTATCTTGGCGCTTTTGCTCTTTCTCTTGACGCGCACGTTCCTGCGCTTCCCTGCGGGATAAAAAAGTTGCCATTTTTCTGAGACGAAAGATTTGATTAGAAAAGATTGAGCTGTTTGCGATTGGGCTCCTTTGTTAGAAGCTCAATCGCTGTTTTTGCAAGATGAATTTGCGGAAAAATCCAGTAGTCATATTTTCTTCCGCCCCAGATCTTGCACTTGTAATGCGGAAATCTTGAGTTGGATTGGATTTCTTCGACGATTTCAAACTCGTCGGACCCATGCCAGCGGGCGAACACGAGGTCTCCTGGCCTGAATCTCAGCCTGTCCGGGCGTGTCATGGTCAGGGTTTTGCAAAGTACCCTATAAGTATAAAGTACACGTCAAGCCCCTGCCGTGAAAGTCAGCAGATCAGCAGCCTTTTTGCTCAGGCGGGAAAATAATCCTCTCTTTATTTCGATTCATATTGTGAACCTGCAATGTCAAATGCCAAAGATAGCTGTCAATTTCTGTCATTTTTGGGAGCAGCTCTTTTCTGTAGTCTTTGCTGATCGCCAGAAAATTTTCATTTAGCAGCGAAACAAGTTCATTTGCTGCCTCCGCCGATTGCTCCAGCGAGTCTTTTAGGTTTTGCACAGCTTTGTGTACAAGCCCCTTTTCTTCATCCGATGCGTGAAACAGCACGAGTTCTCTCCTTAGAAACGTGAAGCTCTAGCGCATCTGGGTGTAGGCGCTCTACCGTTTTAATCGCTTCAAGCACGTTTTGTTCGAGAAGGCGCCCCGAAATGATTTTTGTGTCACCAGATTTGTTCGAGCCCTCTGGCACGATCACGGCGTAGAAGAAGCGAGACACGACATGAGCCCTCAAAAGCTTGGAGCGATTTTAACGTACAATCTTTTTCTTTCGCCAGTCTTTTTGTGCCAAAGGCGACAGTAAAATCCTTCAAGCACAGGATTGTTCTTGCGCCGCAGGACTTTTCGCCAAGGCAGCCAAGGCGGAAAACATCGGCCTCCTTGTCTTGGAAGGAAAACGCATTGCGCGTAATGCGTCGCAGATACTACTTTCAAGTGCTTAAGGCAAATGTCAAATTAAAGCAGCGCTGGTGGAACAATTATTGCATTCTTAGAATTGGCGCACCTGATGTTGGTGAATTTCTGTGTAGAGATACTTTTTATGTCGCGCAGATTTCCTTACCAGGGGATGCGGTAAAATTCAAAAATTATTGGTATTGGTGCAGACTACGTTCTTTTCAAATACTTGAATGGCTTTGGGCACTGGATACAAATGATTACTGCTGGAACTTGCATCAATTTCTCAAAGGGTTTATAGTTACAAAGCGCCCAATACTTTCAGAAGTCGAAAGGTATGACTCAAGGACGAGCGAAGAAATTACATGTCAAGTACTCGGAGAGTGGGCAGCTGCTATTTACAGAAACACAGACGAAGAAAAGATTCGCCCTTTGTAGGGAAGCACTTTCAAATAACAAAAAATACACAACAAGATTCAAGGATATTTATGAGTCGCAAGAAGAGATTGAAAAGTATGCGGTGAAAGAATTTGTAATGCCGATGCAGCTGACTAGGAATTATTTTGAATTGCATCAACGCGCTTGGGGTGGAATCTATTTCAACGAAAATAAAATCGCTTCGGTGGAGGGCGCATTCTTTCCTTTTGTTCGAACGCGATTCAATTCTTACGAGCCAATTGACGAAGGATGCGTTTGGATTGGAAACATGAGTAGCTATCCACTTATTTATGTTCACAACAATGTAGCTAAGTGGGCCTGTCCTTATTCAAAGACTGGATTTGTTAGAAAGGAGCCATTCTTGCCGTTTGCGGAGGCAAAAAAGATTTTGCCACGCTTGATGAACAAAGCCATCTATCCTGACCTAGAGGTGGAGATTTTCTAAAAACGGAATTGATTTTTACTTGACACGTCACTGGTTCAATGCTATACTTGTCAGGTACTTTGCTGTTTTTCTACAGTGCTAATGACACAAATTATTAGCAGGCAGGAGCCTGTTAAGCGAATTCCACGCAACAAAACGATTCATGAGTGGATGTGCTTTGAAGCGGAGGATGTTGTTCGTCACAACTGGACAGACATTGCAATTCATGATCGAAAAATTTGGAATGCAATGCGCCCTGGAGATACACGCTTGTGGATGATTAGTGAACTTGGCAGTTTGTTTCTTCCCATGTACTGCAAGCTTTACGAAAAGCGCAAGCAGGAAGAGAGTGAGTACGATTTTTCTTCGGTCGAAATTCACATGCTTCGCTTGATGAAAGATGACCGCCTTGCTAGCGTTCAAAACAAAATCATTCGTGAAACTGCAAGGTTTTATTTCATCACTAAGGGCGATGGCGATTATGATTACAGTGTTGCTGCCGCTGATTTTTACAGTGTCATGGATCTTGTTTTCTGTGGCAAGGCTTCCCGTTACCTTGATTGAACAATGAAACTCAAGTCAGAGCTTTATGTTTACGAGCTGAATGCAATTTTATTTGGATTGCACTTACAGCTAGAGGAATCTGTCAAAGCGCTGAAGAGGGAAAAAAGAAAAGCTCACGTTGCCGCATTTTTAACTCCTTGGCTAAGCAGGGAAGTTTGGACAGCGCTTTCCGTTAAAGCAGAAGTAATCATGCGTCACGTCAATCAGCTTTCTGAGTTACGCGAGAAAATTATGCAAGCAGAAGGAATGGATGACAATCTTGGTTGTATTACATTTCAGCAGATGTGTGAAAATGCCAATCAAGATTAATACTTGACAAGTTCTGCGATTCATGCTACAATACAAAGACCGTTCAACACAGAGCGGTCTTTTTTATTTCTCGGAAAAATGTCAGCACTTCAATTGCGCGAGCAAAGCGGAAAGTTTTTGTTGTTTCTGGAAAATCATGACGGCAAAACATTCAATCAGTTAATGCGTGATCTTTGTCAAATTTACGTGTTGTCTCAGGAGGGCCATTTTGATTATTTGCCCAGCGCTGTTAGTCGCGCCACAACTTTTGCTCAGTCGCATTTCTCGGTTTATTGGGCGAAGTTCGCGGATAGCAGAGATTACTTTTTTACGAATAAAGCTGAAATTATTGCGTATGTTTCGACGGAGCTAGCAACTTCAGCATTAAAAGAATTTGAAATCGGTAATGTTTACTGAAGATCATGACTATTCACATGAATCCCACCGCTCAGGCTCTTGCTGAGACAATTCTTTACACAGAATGCGACGACGACGGAACGCCTCTTGATAGAAATTATTGCATAGCAGACTTTGACGAAAAATCGCTAGAGACTCTTTACGGGGAGTTTCAGCAATTTATTCAAGTTGTTGAGAGGCAGATCACAGAGAAAGTTGGTGAAAACTGGGACAGTATTGATGACTTTTATGATTTAATGCAGCCTAGCGAAAATCAAACTGAATACGATTACATACTTACCAGGAATCGTCACGGCGCAGGATTTTGGGATGGCGATTGGGCATCTGAAGTTTCTGAAATTCTGACTAACGCAGCACAGGATCAATTCGACTTCTGTGCATACGTTGGTGACGACGGAAAAATTTATTTGAGCTGACTTCATTAGTACTTGACAGGTTGACCCTTGTCGCCTATAATGCAAACAGCAGCGCAGGGCTGCTCCATTTCTTTTTCACAGAAAATGACTAACGACGATTTTTACATTCTTACCGAAACAATGCAGAAGTTCGGTGGGCATTTCTGCAAAAAGCTTGCTGATGCAATTCGCGTAGCAGATTCAACAAACAAGCACAGGATCCTTCACGCATTTCCTGAGATGATTCGTGACTATGGCCCCGAGTCTCTTTTTGCAAAAGCCATGCTTGCTGACAAAGAAAATGTCTGAGTTTATTTACGATCCGCGCCCTCTTGATCCACCGGATTATTTCGATCAAGAAATGTCAAACACTGCTTCTTGGCTTGTCAATCGCTACAAGCTTGGTTACGATAAAGAGACCAAAAAATTCACGAAAAATGTTTCACAAGAAAACGGGGAGGGCGCTATGAAAGATGTGCTGCAAATGATTGCAGAGATTCACAGTGGCGATCAACCTGAAAACTGTGAGATTTTTATTGATGCTACGCAGATTGTTCCACGCTCAGAAGTAGCTCAACCAGTTCACTATCAAGTAAATTATCACGACGGACACGATGTTTACTGGGAGATTAAAGAGGATGGCAGGATGGTTGATTCTGATACAGACTCAGATGAATTTTTTGCTACTGTTGAATACATGATAAACGAGCAGCGTCAATTTGCGATTGAGTTTGGCACGATTGATCCAACTCCGCAATTTCTTTATGACAACAGCGGTGGAGAAGCCCCTATAACTGCTGAGGCGGAAATTTCAACGAGATGCAAGTATTTTGCTCGCCCCTAAAGATTATTGAGGCTCTTAATGACGAACAGCTTTCAATGTTGTGTGAAACATTTGCGCAAAGCACTGTTGCACAAACAAACAGAATTATTCGTGAAATGAGCGATGTCACTTAACAAAAAAGAAAAGCTTGCTTTGCTGTCCGCAATTTCATTTATGCACAACTTTGGCGAAAACTTTGTTCCTTTGGTTAAGGGTGGTACAAAAGAAGAAAATGAGCGGGCGTGGAAGGAAGCGAGGGTGATCTATAAAGAGCTTCACGCAAGAATCAAGAAGACCCTGGATTCCTAGGCCGGCTTGGTTGATTTCTGCGCTCTGAGCCCTTGATTTCTGCCCCGGCAACAGGCTTCTGAACCGCTCGCGGGTATTTCTTCGCTGATCGGACTTCCTGTCGCTACAGGGGCTTTCAGGGGCTAGGTATGTTTACTTATTTGTGGTTAAGTAATGAGTTCAAAAAGTTTTTCTTTGCGCACGGCGGACATTCTCGCAGCGCAGTTTCTGACAAATAAAAAATATGCACGAAATAGATACGCTCTAACGAAAAGCAATTTTGTTGCATGTGCGCAATGTTGTCATGTATTTCGTGAAAGATTTGCAACGCTTGATCCTTGAAGTTTCTTCGTTGTCACGTATGCGATGAGAAGATATTTGCTAAAGATGTGATCAGATTAGTACTTGACAAGCAACGTGATAAGTGCTATAATAGTCACATGCGATGAGAGAGATCTAATTTCTTTTGTCGCAGTTGTTTCTTTTTTAATTTTATGGCAGTTGAAAGTTTTGATGGCGGCACCGTCATTTCAGGTGACGACATTCAGGTTTATCGAATGAAAGTTTTACTGCGAGCACTGGCTCTGGAAATCAAAGGCATGAAGATTTCCAAGGGGCAGTCTGCTTATTCGGTAATCAAAAATCAATTCAATCTGAAAGGTTCAAAGCAAAAAGTTTTTGATCAATTTCAGCAAATTGTAAACGGTTGATTTAATCATGCAACTTACAAATCAGGACATCGTGAACTTTCGCGCTCAATTTTCTTGTAAGCAGGACATTCTTGATTACGCATTAGAAATCAATCAAGAGGTTGCTGACTGCTATGACAACGGCATGATTAATTTGTATGCACAGAGCGAAGCGTTAAAGCTTCACATGTATTTATTTGGTAATGTTCCAGCGACAACATTCAGGGAATACATTAATTATGTACACAAAAAACTAGATCGTCCGAACTTTCTTTGCGGTATGCCGGGCGTTACTTATTCAGACGGAGAAAGTTAATACTTGACAAGTAACGTGATAACTGCTACAATGCCCTTGTTGCGATGAGAGCGTTAGTTTTTGTCGCACTTTTGTTCATTTGCATTTATTTTCGTGACAAACAAGCAAGCCGTTTCGATGTTTAATGATGAATGGGCGCATTACATTAAGTTTCGCTGCCCGGAATACAAAAATGATGTTGTTGCAAAACGACAAGCATTTGTTGATTTCATCGACGCATTACATAGAGATGGCGAGATAACTGATCGCCAAGCAAATACCTGGGCAAATCCTTTTTGATTAAAAATTATGAACTTTGATGATTTTCAAGACGATCCACGCGATTACGCAGAGCAATTAGTTGAAGAAGGTTATACGACAGAAGGTAATTTGCTTATCGCATGTCTCAAATTTATGAGTTATGATCGAATTCGTGAAATGCTTGATGACAATGAATTATCCCCTAGATTTATCGAAGGAAGGAGGTTCGATTAGTACTTGACACGTAAGCTGATACGTGCTATAATGACATCATGCGACGGGAGAGAAGTACTTTCTTTTTCGTCGCATTTGTTTCTTTTGTTTCTAACGGATTTCAATGACTAACAAAGTTTTCAAATGGACATGCGAGTACACGGACACATTTGCTGGTGAAGCAAATTATTCATGGGTGCGTCGCGGTACATTTTTTGCACAAGAAAATGCAACGCAGCGACAAATTGTTACCGCTGCAAAAAAAGAACTCGGATTGACTGGCGTTCGTTGCAAAACATTTGACAACGGAGACTATTTTGAGCTGCGCCCGATTGGCAGCTGCACGGTTGCATTTGTTAATTTCTACGAACAGGTTTGAATCATGAACATTCGACAAATTCAAGAGTTTCGTCTTTTTGATAGGCGAGATGCAAAACAGTTATTTATTGTGCGCTTTCATCGAATTCATTGGGGCGCATTTGAGAATTGTTTTCGCATGGAGAAAACAACACAAGATGGCAAGATGATTGATGCAAAGCCTGCGTCAGAAGAATTTGCAAAAATGGTTCTTGATCAGGCTTTGATTTGTTTGCCGAAAGAAGACATTGAAATTACAAAGCTTTCTGCGGGCACAGAGTTTAATTATCCCATTCAGCATGTTTGATCATGTCACAGCCTAGTTATTTTTGCATCGCAAATCTTGGTGATGCTGACCCATTTGAGCATGGCGGCGCATTTGTTTGCATTGATCGCCGTGGTATTTACGACCCAATCATGTTGATTTACGATCAGGATTTCAAAAAGCGCAGTCAAATTACATTAGAACCGTGTCATCGCATTGTTTCGTCAATAGGGGACATTCTTTCTGTTGGCACAAATAAATACCATGCGATGTATCCAGAATGGTTTAGTGAATCCCTTGAACAGGTCGCAGATTTTTGCGGGCGAAACTTTGATGAATTTGTTAGTGAATTAGTTTCAACAGATGTTGTGATGCGAGCAAGTGTTTATCTTGCACTCGTCAGTTATCACGGCGTTAATGAATTTGATCACTACCCTTACATTTATGAAGATGAAGAAGATGCCAGGAATTTTTGCGATCAAATGTTAGCGCAGATTGCAGAATCAAAGACTTGGTGGGATGGTTATTTCAAAAAGGAAGAAGATAGTTATTTCAAAAAGAAGGTAAATTAGTACTTGACATGTAAGGTGATACGTGCTATAATACTAGGGAACAGGCGAGAGAAGTAGTTTCTTTTCTCGCTTGTTTATTTGTTCACTCACTCAGAAAGTTTATGACACTCGATTTGCAAGTTGCAACACG